CTCCAGATTCGCGCGATCAATTATTATTATAAAATATGTTAAATCAATATACAAATAAAGACAAAATTTTAGAAGCAATAAATGCTATTAATGCCGAACGATATAGTTCGTTAGATCGATCATTATTTACAAAGACGCCGTTTCAATATTCTGCAGTAGATCTAGGACAGATTAATTCTGCGAATGAATTTCATGTTTATTCTGGAGAATCATGGATTACAGGAAAACATAAAGTAGATTTAATTGAATTTAATAATCCAATATTTGATGAGGATGGAAATCCAATACAATTATCAGATCCAGTTAAGTTTAATATATCCCAACAATTTTCTAATTTAAATTTAACTTCAGGAAATTATAAAATTGTTTTAAACTTCTTTGAGGATATGATTGGAAGTTATAATCAACAATTCCTAGCTATTGATGAAATTTCACCTGATCGTACTGAAATTAGATTGCGTGCAATTGATGAAACAAATCCAAAATTTTTATTATCAATTAATCAATTTATTAATAATGTAAATCAAACATCATTAACTCATGATGAAAATGAGCGATATTTGTTAAATTTTTCTAGAAATAAAACATCAATGTTTGTTAATAGCGTTGTTGTAGGAAAATATTTATTTGTTAAATTATATGAACCAATTGATAGAACAGTAGAGAAAAATTTTAAATGTTGGGTTGTTAGAGAAAATAAATTACCGTATGTAGACAATGTTTTTGTTAAAGAAGTATTAGATGCAGTTACATTTAATGTATTATCTGGAACTAACTGGTATGCATCCGCAGAACAAAATACTTCTAATGCTACATCGTTAAAATCTTGGAATGACTTATTAGGGTCATCGATGCAAACATCTCAACAAATTGTTGATTCATATTTTTCTGGCAGTTTAGGTGGTGTTAAATTAAATATAGATTTTTCTGATTTTAATAACTTTATATTTTATAGTTCAGCAACAGAACGATTAGAAAATTTCAAATATAAAATTGAATTATTAGAATATTATACAGCACAATCTGCTTCTGCAGCTTTATTATCTGGTTCAGCAGCTATTACAAATGCAGCTGATTATGATAATTTATATACAAATTTAATTGGTGGAATGGATCAATTTGAACAATATTTATATTATGATTCATCTTCAAATATATTTACTCATGACATTCCATTAGCTTCTCCTATAGTAGAATTTGTTACAGGTAGTTATATAGAACCATCGCCAAAATCTAATAATACATATCCATATGAATTATATTCGGTAACAAGTAGTAATTTTGAATCTTGGTATAATGGAATATATTCTAGTGCTTCTATATATGATACTAGAAATAATAATCGATTAATAAGAAGTATTCCAGAATTTATGTTATTAGATGAAAATAATGAACAATTATCTACATTTATTAATATGTTGGGTCAGCATTATGATATATTATATACATATATTAATGCAATGACATTAATTAATTCTAGAGATGAACATCCTAAAAAAAGTATGCCAAATGAATTATTATATTCAGTAGCAAAACAATTTGGATGGAATTTAACTAATGGAAATCAATCAAAAGAATTATGGGAATATACATTAGGCACAGACGAAAATGGAATTCCTTTAACTGGATCTAATAGCGTTGGAGATCCTTCGGTACCTAGTAGAGAGGTTACATATAATATATGGAGACGAATTGTTAATAATATTCCTGGATTATTAAAAGCTAAAGGTACAAAAAGAAGTGTTCAGGCATTATTAGCTTGTTATGGAGTACCGCAATCATTAATAACTATTCAAGAATATGGCGGACCTAGAATTGCAAGGCCTCCTACATATGAAAAATTAAATTTTGATTATGCATTAGATTTAATTAAAAATACAACTGGTATTGTTAGAACTGATTATAATCAAAATATTGGAGCAGTTGAATTAAGATTTAGAACAGACAATGTTTTAAAAAATCCAATATTACCTAGCACTATGAATTTATTTTCTGCAGGAGGACATGATGTAACTTTAGAATTTTCTAGAGGCACTATGGGTAAAATCCAAGTTAACGGAACATCATCTGCTGAAATTGAAATGTTTGAAGGAGATTATTTAACAGCATTATTACGAACAGGATCTAATAATACAGTTGAAGTATTGGCAAAAAAATCTAAATATGGAAAAATTGTTAATACTGTGTCTGCTTCTGCAGAAGGTAGTTTTTCTAATCCTGGTACTGTATTAATAGGAGGAACAACAGGAGGTAGTAGATTACAAGGCCATGTACAAGAATTACGTATATGGACTGGAAGTTTAAATGACGCTCCATATAATAATCATACAAAAGCACCATCTGCATATGATGGAAATATAGATGCATATCAAGAATTAGTTTTTAGAACTCCATTAACACAAAATATTAATCATGCATTAACTTCTAGTTTAACTGGGGTACAACCTGATACTAAATTAACAATATCGGCTTCGTTTACAGGTTCTGGTTATCCTGCATGGACTAATAATACTCCATATGATTCTATAGAAGAAACATATTATTTTGACGGAATTTCTTTAGGAGCAGGCACATTTGATGATAATAAAATAAGATTAGAATCTCAAACATTAACTAATACATTAAATGTAGAAAATAGATCTACTTTAAATCAATTTGACACAGCTCCTTTAGATTCAAATAAATTAGGAGTATATTATTCTCCACAAACAATGATTAATGAAGATATTATTGCACAGTTAGGATTTACATTACTAGATGATTTAATAGGAGACCCAACTAATAATGATAGATATTCATATCCAGATTTAATAAATACTTCTAGAGAATATTGGAAAAAATATGCAGATAAAAATGATATGAATGCATTTTTACGAATATTTTCATTATTTGATTTATCATTTTTTAAGCAATTAGAACAATTATTACCTGCAAGAACAGAAAAAATATTAGGATTATTAATACAACCAACTATTATCGAAAGAAGTAAAGATTCTGTATTAGCTAGAATTTCAAAATTAAATCAAACACATAGTGGTAGTATAGATATAGAAAAAGTTATAAATGTAACTGCTAGTAAAGAAGATAAAAATACATCAATCGAAGTTATTAAAGAAACAGCATTAAGTGGATCGGTAAAAACTGCTTTAATTGAACTTGAAGAAAAAACTGCTAATAAAATTGAACCAATTAAAGAAGAGTTTGTTCAAGGAATTCAAGAAAATGATATACAAAATGATAATGATCCTATAGAAATAATAAATCCAAACTTCATAGAATCATCTAAAATTGATGAATTAGGTGGTATTGATATTGCTAGAAATAGTGTATTGTCTATAACTGGATCGTATGCTGCATATCGAGTAATAGTAGAAACTAGAGAAGATCCATTTGTAGGAAGTAGTTATTCTCGTAAATATTTAATTCAATCGGGTAGCACATACATTGTTGGATCTACTCCATATTGGGAATCAGAAGCTGTTGTACCATTTATAACTGCTAGTAGAGTATCTGAATTTTTAAAAATAAATTATTCATCGTCAATTGGAATAACAAGAAGAAAAGCACATGTGCAAGATTTTTTACCTACAGGTATAGCTAATCATAGGTTTAATGGATGTAAAATAACTAGTCCAGATTTTAATGTAGACTCAAAAGATACTCCAGATGGCAAACCAGTTATTGAAATTGCTGAAAATAATGGTAATAGAATTTTTACTCAACCACCAGGAATAAAAGGAAATTTTGATGTTAGGGAATAAAGCAATTTTTCTATCAACGTAATATTTATATAAAAAAAGGGAAATAACAATGGGATATTTAGATAATACTTCTGTTACTGTAGATGCGATATTAACAAATAAAGGTCGTGAACTACTAGCAAAAGGAGATGGTTCTTTTAACATAACACAATTTGCATTAGCAGATGATGAAATTGATTATGATTTATGGAATCCAAATCATTCATTAGGTTCTGACTATTATGGTATAGTTATTGAAAATATGCCATTAACTGAAGCATTACCTGATGAAACTCAAG